CCGTGGATTGATAACCCACGGGATAACTGCTGAGCAGTCCGACACCTTTCCATAGTGTTTGGCTGAGACAAATAACCCCTGTCGCATCTCGGTAGGATGGCATTACCCTGCCTCTTTTCACAGAGGTAAGTAATGGTCCTAGACTTAATGAACCTAGCGGCCTTGCGTATGGATAACGCAGAAAACTAACTTAAAACAATGAAAAATAGAAAGAATAAATTTAATTATAAAAGTAAATTCATCCAACTAATTTTCAAAGTTTTATGTTGGTTGACCTTAAGTTTTCAAAACTTAAAAGGACATATCGGAGATTTAGAAGTTTTTAGTAAACTCCTTCGACACATGGACAAGGTTTATAATAACCAAGGCCCAGCTGGTCTAATCAAGTTTGTTAAGCTTGTTAGGACAGCCTTTTTACTTTTCCTTTCTAAAGAGGAAAAGGGAAAAAGTGTAGTTGGAATTAAACTAACTAAAGATGGTATCCCTCTGGTTCTAGGAGACCTGATCCCTAAGATTCGTGCGGCAACATCAGCTGATATTAAATATCTGCAGTTGTTGAGTACTATCTTATGGGGATCACGGTCTCTGAAAGTCGGGAGGATCCCTAATACAGACCCTATAACGCAGCCAGCCTCGAAGCTGGTACCTAGCGGTATAGGCAAGTATTACGGAGACTTCTGGAGAGCCATTGGAATCTGGCCCTCGAAAAGGGTCCCGAAAAGTCTGTTATGGAAAAGATATCACTTTACAACAAAAAGCGGGCCAAATGGCCATGCTCTTTGGTGTCATCTCACTGATCTATTAGCTCTACCTACTTCATTAGTAGATAGTCTAAAGGTCTGTGGGGGTGAAAAATTTTCAAACAGTGTCGATATTCTGAAGAAGGGGATTGAATTAATCCCTTTTCTCCCAAGACAAACCGGAGGAAAAATTAGAAAATTATCTTATTTTCCTGACCGGGAAGATAAAGTGAGAGTAATAGCGATCCTTGACTATTTTAGCCAAAGCGTTCTAAAACCCTTTCACAGTTATCTTCTCAATGTCTTAAGAAAAATTCCTCAAGATATGACATTTAACCAGGGTGACTTTCGTAAAATACTAGACAACCAAGAGATTTACTATTCTGTAGATTTAAGTAATGCTACAGATAGATTTCCGATGGAGGTCATATGTAACTTATTGAAAGCCAAGTTCCCGAATCATTATATTGACTCCTGGAAAGACATAATGGTAGGTTATCCATTCTCATATAAGGACCCTACTGGGAAAGAAGAAAATCTTTCTTACTCAGTTGGTAATCCTATGGGAGCATACTCATCATGGAGTTCCTTCGCATTAGCACACCATTACATAGTGTACTATTGTTGTCGCGAACTCGGTGTTGAGTGGAAGACCTTACCATACTGTCTTCTGGGAGATGATATAGTGATTGCCCACCGCGAGGTGGCGGAACTGTACATCTCAACAATCCATTCTTTAGGTTGTGAGACGAGTGAATTAAAAACTCACAAGTCTACAACTTTATATGAGTTCGCAAAGCGACTCATTTGGAATGGGTTGGAAATAACTCCTTTTCCGATATCGGCTCTAAAAGAAAGTAAAACAAGATATTATATGCTTGTCAACCTTCTTCTTGAGTCGGAGAGGAAAGGTTTTGTTTCAGTTGAAGGTGTGCCCCGGGCCATTAGCCTCCTCTATAGTCTTATAGACCATAAACCACGAAGATTTTGTGGTAAAATGGAATCTAAGTCAGTAGACTGCGAACTCATAATGAAAGTTATGAGGGGATTGTTGACGGCATGCGATGCCTTGACGGGCATTGCAAGCAATCACCACCTCCCTATCACTCAAGCACTAAAATATAATAACCAGTGTGATTCAGCTGGCATTCTATCTAGTGTTTGTGTTGAACTATTCGCAGATTCAAATCCTGAGAATGAAGATCCAAAAAAGAAAACTGGGAAACCCTTAGGTCTCCTTGCTACCTTAATGGTGATTCATCTCTCTGATTTGAAAGAGGATAATGGACCGCTTGGTTTCGATCTCATCGATAATTCCCCGATACTCCAAAATTATGGAGCAGTAGAGGACTTATTCATGAAATTGAAAAGAGAAGCGATTCGTATAGATACTGTCGCTGGGGGTGATTGGCCATTGCTTATGAGGGCAATGACTATACCCATTAGTGACGAAATCTTTACGATCAGAACGGCTCACGCCGTTCCCATGGCTTCTGCCAACTTAAGCAGGAAAGTAGTGGAAAGGCTGAAACTCTTAGTTGAATTTCAAGCCCTTCCCCTCGATCCTGACACTTCTTAAGATCCAAGCTCATCTACTTTAACATAGATGAGACTCCAGATAAAACCGGATAATCCG